ATCGTGGTCGGTGATCGCCAGAGCGGCAAGTCCCTTATCAAGAGCCATCTGGACCATATCCGCAATATCACCAAGAATATCATGAGTAGGATCTTCCCAGCCTTTCAGTGCCTTAAACTTATTCACTTTGAAGTCAATAGCCAAATTGAGACCATTTTCGTTAATAGTCATTTTACCGGTAGACATAACTTCCATTTTTGCAATTTCAGTTCTTGTCTTAACAGAATCAGAAAGCCGTCCCATGTCGTCATATACGTAATCAATCAGATTACTTTCTCTTACTCCATGATTCAAAAGCTGGCGCAATCTTTCAGACTGGTTGATTTTTTCTTTAATCAACAGTTTTTCTATACTTACTTTTTCAAATCCAGGTCTTACACCAATAGCAGCTTCGGTATCAAATGCGTGTACCATTGCTGCGGTAGGAAGATCCATTCCCTCGGAAAGTCTTTCGTACTCTGCTTCAAGGTTCTCGGTCTTAATATCAGGGAAAAGACGATCACCAACATAGTTTCTTGCAATAGAATAGTTCTGTGAAAAATCCAGTCTATCCTTGTCTGTAATCATAGATAATACACTAGGCATATTTCTTTACCTCCGTAATTTAATCAAAATAAATGCCATTTGCCTTAAGGGCAGTTTCGGCACCACTGTCAACAGTAACAGGCAGATTTTCCTTAATTACTCTGCCGGCAACAATTACGGAAATAGGTTTTTTATCATCATCCGTAATGTCAACATCTTCAAAAACAATTCCCTTTGCAGAAGAATCGTTAGTAGGTACTACTGCTCCGGCTTTAATTATTTTTTTATCACCTACCGTAGTAGCCATTGCCTTAGTACCTTCAAAAGTCTTTAATACAAGTCCAACTTCACTGGACAAAATATTTACACCAGATGTATAACTGGTAGTTTTCATATAAGCCATCTTTATACCTCCAAACTTATTGTTCGATTACGTAGCGTTGATTGTATTTTTTAGCCATTTCAGCGCCTTTACTTTCATTTCCATCTTTTCCACCATTACTGCCGCCGCCCGGAATATCCTGATTTTGAGCAATCTCTTGTTCCTTTGCCTGTGCCGCAGCTGTTTCTTTTTCGGACATAATCTTTCCAAGTTCTGCATAGTCAATACTTCCATCATCTTTAACAATGGTTTTCGCTTGATCCGCAGTAATTTTAAAATTTGTCATTGCTGCTTCTCTCTGATCTCTAATTGCATTAGATTTCTGCATTTCTGATATTTGCTTTTTAGCAGTTTCTAAATCCTTGTTTGCTTTTTCAAGTTCCGTAAGATTTCCAGCTTCTAATTCGTCAATCTTTTCCTGCAACTCGTCAGCCTTTTCAGCTTTTTCTTTGTACTGCTTTGCCTTATCTTTTTCTTTTTGGGTCTCGCCATTCAATTGATTCAGATAATTACTGATCTGATCTTCTGTAGGCTCTTCAACTCCAATTGAAATAAGATTTTGCTTTGCCTGTTCTCTTGTCATAAGATTACCTCCGTTCACTACGCTTTTTTACGTTGTTCGCTCAACATGTGATTTCTCCTGTTTAACGCACAGGTGCATATTTTATAAAATAAAACCAGCCACCTTTTACTCGGTAACTGGTTCATTTTGCTTATTATTTATTTGATCCACTATGTTTTGAGCCTTAACTTCCTGCTCTTCTGCATCGTCAATTGTTTTGTAAATATTGTCAATATAAGGCTTCGATAAAAGAAACGTCTTTTCTGCGTCACCCCACAATCCAACCGTTTTTATTGCAATAATTGGATGTATTCCCGCTTGCAAAAGGACGGTCAATGTCTGTGCCTTTGTGTACATATTGTCTTGCGGACTATGATTTATCTGCACGTCAAAATCTCTAACAGAAATTCCTAGGTCTTCACCAGAAAGTCTTATTACATTAAGTGCAACTACCGCAAGCCTTTTTTCCGACGTTTTAACAATTGGATCTTTTAGTTTTGCTCTTGTCTTTGAGAAATCCCAACCGTTTCTTAATTCTACGGCTCCCTGCGTATCGCCTCCGGTATTTCCCTGTTTATTTGGAATTGCCAGAATTGAAAGAGCATTATCCCATAAATCTTCTTTTGCCACCTGACATTGACTTTGATTCAATTCTTGTGTCATTATGTCAACATCAGATTTATTGTCTTTATTTATGGACTTTACTACCAACGCATGGCTTTCTTTCATTTTTCTAAATGTTTCTTCATCAACTTCACAATTTATAAACTTAACCCAGTATTGAACAAACTGTTCGATACCATCCATTCTGTTTGATTGCATATTGAATCGAGAATACCAGAAACAAGTTCGATATCTGATATTCTTTCATGATTATTTGGAAACTCAACAATGGGAATTTCGCCATAAGTGTGAAGTTTTGATTCAATAACCTTGCTATCAACTATTCTAAATGACATTGTGTTACTAAATGCCATTTTATAGAATTTTCCTTTTTCGTCTTTTAGTTCCTGCACCGCAAGAATTGGTTCTTCTGTGCTTTCGTTGTATATAACAAACGTATTGATCGGTGTTGGTGCCACTATCCGAAAAGGAATGTCTCCCTTTTTAGGCTGTATCGCTTTAAAAGATGTTCCAGTAGCGGATTGCCATTCTCCAGCCTTAATGTCTTTTTCCTGCTTGTTAGCATCTGACATAAAGTCATTTAATGTATCAACTGCCTTATTTACTTTTTCATCATCTTTCCTACTGATAAACTGAACCGGTTCTCCATATGTCTGTCCAACCTTAAACTGTACAATCTCATACGCATGATTTTCTACAACTTTGTTGGTTATATCTTCGTTCGTTATTTTTTGGCGATAAAGTATTGGCTGATCCCCTTTGTAGTAATCCCACAAATATTTGATTACTGATTTATTCCAGTAAAACACACCAATACATTTTCCAATAACTTCAACTACATTGTCACGAGTTATGGATTCCGCGTTTGTATATGCAATTTTTCGTCCATACTGTCCTTTGACAATCTCTTGAAGTTGTACACGGTTCATTTTTACACCACCTAAACAAATCTCATTCCGCTTGAAGTCGTTCGTTCAAGCATTTTCGTTACTGTCACTTTTGCCGTTACCGGATCATACAAAATTCTCTTCTTGCACTTTTTACAATTAAAAGCCAGATTCATTTTTGTGATTCCGTTATGGCTTCCTACTTTTCTTCCGCACTGCGGACAATATACTGTAACCATATGCCTTTCCCCTTGCAATAAAAAAGGCACCGCAATACGCGATGCCAAAAACTTTCTTTATTTCCTAGTATAATAATATCACAACTTATATGTGACATTCCATGACATCTTTTATTTTTTTACAAATATTCATCACCGAATTTTTCTTCAAATTGACGCAATGCTTTTCCGTGAAGCCGAATTGTCTGTCGATATGAGTAATCCATCTCCACGGAAATCTTTTCAAACGATTTCTTTTCGATGTAATGGGAAAAAAGCACATTATAAACGTTTTCGTTTTCCATACTATCAATCTGACTAATGATTTTTTGTTTTTTTTCAGTAAAATCATCAATTATCTTATCAAGATTTTTTTCCATTTCATCAATTTTAGCATATGTGTTTCCAATACGATCAACGTTTGGCGTACTTCTTACGCGTTCTTCGGTTGACACAGCAGAAATACTACAAGACAATTCTCTTAATTGAGATATTTCTGCCAATTTGTTATTTATCATTCGGTTCAATCTGCTTATTTGGTTTAAATATTCTTTTGTTGTCATCAATAACACCCCCTAAATGGATTTACTGTTGCTTCTACTTTTGCAACCTTATTACCTTGTGTTATTCTTAACGCAAAGTTAGAAAACACATCCGGAACATCATCTAACTGCTTTTTTCCGGAAACAGAATACCGTTTTAATAACGACATCATCACTCCGTATGGCTCATTAGGCTTATATTTTGATGGATCTTTGAAAACAATGTGCTGCAAGATCCAGTTTGAACATTGATAGATTCTTGCTTCTTTGTTTGTTTCTGTCGGCGTGTCTGTAATATTGCATATCCATCCTTTGATTTCGACACGTTTATTTACTTCCATTGCCACACGGTCTCCACCAGCATTTCTCTCAAACTCGCATTCCTGCACTTGATTATTTACCAGCACATTAGCGGAATTTTCGTACTGCATCTCATAATCCGCCGTATTATCACACACGCAATCAACGCAATAGTAATCTTCCCCATATTTTTGTAATACCGGAAGTACAAAATAGTCTGTTCCTTTCCCCTTTGTGTCGCATTGACTGGTAATGATCTCCGGTTCTCCGTGTGGCAAATTGAGATATCTTCGAATCTTATCTTCTGGAAACAGTAAGCCTTCTCGCTCGATTGGATCCTGCTTGTACAGACAACGATAAGAGATTTCGTCCATAAGTAACTGTATGTCTTCAAAATCTTTTACAGTATATCCACCAAACTCAAAGTCAAAATTGCTCTCTCCAGTTACTGGATCAATGTCTGGTACTGATATTACTTTTACTCTTTTGTTGCCCTCATAGGCCTGTATAATGCGTCCAATGACATCGCGTACACTCCACCTAGTAGCAATATGTATTTCTTTACATGGGTTTCCATCCTCGTCCGGAATCTTTCTCTGTCTGGCATCTACAGCATATTTTCCCCATAACTTATCAAGGTAAAGTGGATTCAATGCTTCTTCAATTCCACCGATCATGTCATCTACAAGCAAAAATTTATTTGCACGCACTTTTCCGGCATTCTTACTTCCAACGGACGTACATTGAACAGACTGGAACGGCTTATACTTTCCGACGTTAAACGTTTCCAACTTTGCATTTGTGCTTGTTACTTTAAGCCTTGGAAATATCTCGTTCCATGTGTACTCGTCTGCGTTCGTTACGATGTCATATACGCCATCATAGTACATTCTGGTAATGTCGCCACTATGTGAATAAAAAAGGTTATATCCGTTCGAATACCAGCCTATAACGGCAGAATGGAAAAACTTTTCAATTGTCGTGTTGTGCGTAATGATATAATCATCCGTAATATACAAGTGGCACGGATCATCAATCATAATGCACTGACATTCTTCTCTACCAATATACTCAACTGACTTTATAAATCGCTTTACATTTTTTCTTTGTGGATTGTATTTTTCTTTATGTCTTGATAGTGCAAATACAGATTCGTTTTCTTTGAAAAACTGTATCGTTAGCCTATGAGACGGTTTGCATTCAATGAATTTTCCGTCTTTTTTATATCCAGAATTCCGAACTGTTTCATGCACATATCCTCCTAGCGAATGCACCAAGTCTTTGACATTTTGCGCCAGTTCTTCAGAACACGTAGTATACTCAATACTTGTTTTTTCGCAACTTCCTGTATCTAGCAAACCTCGCAATAACCATAATCTTTGTTCATTTGAAGCATGCTGATAATCATTTGGTATAAACTTATCTTCGCTTTTTTTGCCAAACAATCCGTATTTTTTCAATGCAATAGAAACAAGGCTTCCATTTTTTGTATTGTTCCCCTCATGTCCAACAACTGCGTAATCATAGTTCGACACATGCTTGAGTCTATATCCGTTTGGAAGATAGCGGTTCATCCTGTCAACAATTTCCATATCTGATGTAGAAAATCGAACCGAACCACCAGACAATCCACCATCACCAAGTAATGCTCCCATTACATATGGGTGCAATAACAACTCTTTTTGTGGAAAATCAATCGGTTTTACATAGTCGATTGAATAATTAGACCGTTTTCCGCTTTCTACGGTCAATTTTTTCATCAAATCAGACAATGTAATTGTTCTTTGTCTATGAACTCCTGTTTTAGATTCATAGACACGATCTTCTCTGTTTTGGACGGTCCATAAATGTTCGTCAGAACAACGGCATTTTGAACCATCATCAAGTGTCATTTCATATATATCTCGTTTTCCTTGCGGATAAACTCCAACGACATTGGCAACGTTTCCATTTCCAGCGACAACTTTTGAACCAACTTTTATATCTCCCATTTTCACAAATCCGTCCGGTGTAAGCACTTTTGAATACATTGGCTGCGCTTTTCCAGTCCCCGGTGGAAGAGATATACACAAAATGTCGTATTTGTCATCTATCATCCCTTGCAAAGCATCTATAAGACCAATTTTTATAAATTGATTTCTACGCGGCATATAAAACCGCTCTTTCGGCAATCTTTTCTTTTCAATGTACCTAAAAAAACTATCAACAACCTTGTTTCTAG